CGGAAAATACGATAGTACTGGTTAGCACGTACTGTGTTAGCCAGGTCACTCTGAGGTGCGCCTGTACCAGCATAAGGATTAGCAATAATCCCGTAACGAGTCTTGAACCCGATACGTGGCTGGAAGTCGTTCTCACCAACTGCACGTACCATCTGAAGAGGTACGTAAGGGCAATAGAACACACCTGAGTCATAAGGATTCGTACCCTTATAACCTACAGTTACGTAATCACCAACCGCATATGGGTCAATGTATACACGTGTACGACCATTCAGTACACCTGCGAAGGTGTTACCAGTATCGTCTACCTGAAGGTTAGTAGAAAGAGCAGGTGAATAATCAAGCATACCAGCAGCTGCAAGAGCAGTAGCAACGTCTGAAGAACAGATTACTACGTTACCCTTACCACGACGAGTTTCTTTAGCGATTTGGTTACACTCACGCTCGATCTGTACCAACATACCCTTGAACTTCTCAACTGACCAACGACCATCAGCGTCCGTAGACAAGTCGAAGATACCCTTGGTAGTCATGTTAGACTGAAGAGCACCAATCTTAGCCTGAGAGTTGATAGTACGAACAACTTCACGGTTGATTTCAGCGAGAATTTCCGTAGACAGAATGTTAGCAAGTTCTGTCTCAGCGTCAAGACCGTGGATAGCCTTGAGGTCTTGAGCGAGTTCAAGCGTATATTCTGCTTTCAAAGCACGTGATACCGCAGTAACCGTTGCTTTCTCGATTGTGAAACCCATTTCGTTGAACTGTTGACCAGTACCGAGGCCTTCAGCAGTTGCTGTAGACATACCACGGTTAACAACAGGTACGAAAATATCGCCTGAGTCAGCAAGACTTGAATCTGTTTGTCCAGAAGTTTCACCGTCAGTAGCACCTTCCAAACCTGAAACACCACGTGCACCAGGCTGGTCACCGCCAGCTGAGTCACCTGAGTAAGAAGTGATTGCTTCGTTGAACAATGCTTCGTCATCAGCAGTTACTTCGTTAGCAGTGGTCTTATAACGTGACTTCATAGCGAAGATAAGACCAGTAGGACCAGTCATAGGCTGAACACCACAAACGTCATATGCCATCAAGTTAGGCATAGCACGACGAACGAGAGCGATAAGGATGGGGTCCCAGTTTGCACCGCTTGAACCAGCAGCGCCGGTTACAGAAGTGTTAGTATTTACTTCGTTCAGTTGAGCTTGTTCCATGAACGCCTTCTCTTGGTTTTCCAAGATAGCAGCAGTTACAGCACGACGATGAGAATCTTTGATCTCACCAGCTGACTCTTCATTCAGAACCGGAGCCCACTTCTCAACGAGTCTATCGTAAGAAATTTGCATTTAAATACTCCTTAAATGTTTACTTTTTAGTTCTTTTGATTGCATTAAGATACATATCCATGGTTGAACTAGATTCAACTGTGGCATCAGTATCCCAATCTTCTTCGATTACTTCTTCGGTTGAAGTTACTTCTTTCTTGAAATAAGACTCTTTCACAGTTTTAACTTTTTCTGCGAATGACTCTTCATCTTCAAAGTCGAGAGAAGAAACCAAAGAACGTAATTTTTCTACTTGCGTGTCAGCAAGATCACGAGCGCTTTCACGGATAACCGTTTCACGCTGGTACTCTTCCAACTTTTCACGCATTTCTAATACTGAACCAGTTTGAGCGTTGAGTTTTTCTTCCAACTCTTCAACCGATGCAGCGAGTTCATCAACAAGGTCTACCTTAGACTCAGGTACTTCGATGTAAGACTCAACGAACAACTCTTTCAAGTTATTCATGAAACCTTCAGCAATCTCAGTACGGAGACCAGACTCAACAGCGAGTTTGTTCTCTTCCATCCAAGTTTCAACCACATAGTTGAGGTAGTTATCAACCTTCTCAACGAGATCTTCACGGGTTGCGTTCAGTTCTTCGTCAAGACGAGATTGATATTCATCTTCCAAACGTTCTACTTCTTCAGTAAGTTTGGAACGAATAGCAGTTTCGAAGATTACAGCAGTTTTCGCTTTAAATTCATCGGACAAAGTTGCTTCTGATTCAACTAATGCATTCAGTTCATCAGTGACGGAAAATTCGGGCAACTCAACTGCTTCGCCTTCTTCTTCTGACATTTCGACTTCTTCTTGCATTTTTGCGTACATAGCTTGAAGTTCATGCTTTTTCATAGCATGCATCTTGCCGTACATTGCGTTGATCATTCCTGCTTTAGTCTTCGGAGCAGCAGCTTGCTTAGTAGCATCGCCTGCCTTGTCTACTGAATCTACTGAGTCTTT